AGAGTGAATTGACGATGGAGTTTGTGTACACTGTTAGATTCTGTCCCGAGGGGTTAGATCCATACAGTGCCATTAAGTCTTTAAACATAAACAGAACAGGGTATGCGACTTCCGATGCAATTCCACGCATGATCTTCAATTGGTCATCTGTATAACCAGCCTTATTGGCAATGTATATGAAAATCCTGTATGAGCAGAGCACCATTCTTGCACTCATGTGCATGTCGTATCCCTTGAAATCACCAGCTACAATTCGATCTTCACCGAATTTCCGAAGATGTTCTTGTAGTTCGTGCCAACCAGGCCCTTGGGAATTTAATCCCACTGCACATTCCGTTTTCAATGGAGAACTCGATAAAAAGTTACAAATTGTCAGAAAATATTTCCTCACATTCAATTGTAAGGAAACTGGTGCAGCTTGAAAGACTCGCACTTTCTTTTTTGAAAGTTTGGTTGGTTCGTCTTTGGTGCACGCCTTGAACACAGGGTATGCTCGCTCATTCTTGAGATATAACTCTCTAGCTTCTGCGGCAATTTTCTTTGTCTCATCATCAAGATCACGAGGACAATTTAAATCTCTGTATTCTTCAGGATCCAAATCAATTAACCAATTTTTCTTTGGCTTATTGACTGGAAATCCCATAGACGTGTTTGGTTTCATAGCATCAACAAATTTCATTCCGTCGACACCTGAGACACTTTCTACATCATCTAAGACTCGTACTCTTTCTAGGCATGCTTTACCATGACTAGTTTCGCACAATCGGTCTATTTGACGCATGTAGTCATCCATTGCCCATTCTAAAACTTCTGGTGGAAATTCTTGAAAGGCATTTCCGGCACCTGCAAGATACTTCTGATATGGATCCCAGCTTGGTACTCCATTCTCTTTCCTGCAATTTGCTGGTGGTCCCCAAATACTTTCTCGACCCATCACTTTTGTCACCTCTTCCGATAAAGGAGATGGTATAACAGTTGTCTTGGGTCGCACTTGAAATTGTGCTAGGGTTCCGAATGACGATGCTTGTGTGCCAGGGCATTGGAAACGCATTGGACTTTTGGCAGCTATCGATTCTTCTGGTGTATAATCGATACCATATGCCACAGTTGGCATAGCGCCCTCAGATGCGGTGAAGAACACGCTTCTATTCTGAAACAAAGTAGTTCTACACTCTTCGATTTGGCAACGAGTCACCATTTCGGCAGCGCACATTCGATCCTTGTTTTGCGTTCCTGCAAGATGAAATCCTGCAATATACGCATTCTTG